GAACGGATAGACCTCTTTTTTGAATATTTTAAAAACCTACCTTATTGGTATCAAGCAATTTTCATAGGCGTAGTATCCGCTATCTATGGATTAAAGGGTGCTAACATTATGAAAAGACCTAAGTAATGCATGTTGAAAGCAGATTACCAAGAAATAATTCAAGAGTATAAAGAACAAGTTCGAGTACTCAAAGCACAGATTTCAGAGCTTGAAGATGCAGGAAAATCTAAGGATTCTGCACTCAAGAGAGCTTTACAAAAACTAGAATACACAACGGATGATTTAGATAAAGCTACAGAAGAAATCGATGCTACAAAAAAAGACGTGGAAAAAACCAAATAATAAAGAATTTAATGTAGGACCATGCCAATGGTGTGGGAAAGAACTATTAAGCTCAGACGCTTTTGTTGTCTTTGCTACAAAGAAAAGATCATGCCTCAAATGTTATCATAATTCAGGAGCATCGTTACCGATGTTTAGGAAATGATAAATCATCCACATGATATACAGATGATGGCAATGTTTATTTTTATTACATTATATCTAGTTATAGATATTATTTTTTGAAATGAGAGGAAATGAAATATTTAAATATATTATTAATTACAATACTATTGGTGTGTTCAATGGCTGCCAACAAAGCTTGGGCTGGTTCGACACAAACTAACGTATCAGGTAGTAATACTGCTATTGAAGGAAACTATACAGGAGGTTCTACAACCTACGAATCTGGATCCGAATCAAGCAGCACCACTACAAGTAACAATACTTCTAACATAAGATCTGCACCCCCAACATCTAATGCTCCATCCTATAACTCTATGACACAGGATGTATGTGCTCTTGGCGTTTCTGCAGGTATTCAAACTTTTGGTATTGGAGTATCTGGTGGGAAACACGTAATAGACAAAAATTGTGAACGATTAAAACTAGCTAGAATCCTTAATGATTTTGGTATGAAAGTAGCAGCAGTTGCTATACTATGCCAGGATGAACGAGTGTTCGAAAGTATGATACAAGCTGGTACTCCATGTCCTATTGATGGTAAGATAGGTAGTGAAGCTATGGGACTATGGAAGCTATATGACTTTGAAAGACCTGACTATAAGAAATATGTATCTCGTATGAAAAAACGAGAAGAAGTAAATCCTGTAGTTACATTACCCTCAGATAAATCAACAGATAATAAAGTTAATTGGAAGGAACCTAAATGAAAACTTGTAGTAAATGCGGACACATCTGTCATTGTATGGCACCAGGAAATGAACACCAAGTAGTTGTTGATTGTGATTGTGAAAATTGCGAATGTAATGGAGAATCATGAAAAAACTAATATTAATAATATCACTTATTGCCTTATCGGGATGCTCTGTATCCCTAGGTAAGAAATGTCTTTATACAGATGAAGGTACTGTTGTATCTTCCTATGTATGGATAGGCGATAGAGTAACTGAAATTAGTAAACTGAATTGTAATTAGATGTGGAAGTACATATCTTGGGCTTTAGGTTTAGCCCTGCTATGGTCTCTCTTATCCTGCTTTGCAAACACAGTTAAAGCTGAAGAAATTACAACAGGTAATTTACTTCCTAATGCGGGAGATTCAGATTCCAATTATCAATCAGTAGATAATAATATACCCAATGTTTCATCAAGTTGTAGTGAGTTTACACTCAGTAATGCTACTTGCTTAGGTCAAGAAATTGAAGTTACAGCAACAGGTACAGTTAAAGCGACTGGTTCTTTGGTAGGCATCACTACAAATTCAGACACTACTACTCAAGATAAATTAGATAATGGTATTACTTTAAATAGTGCAACTATTATTCAAAATTGTGAATGGGATGGATCTGCTAATGAATGTGGAAACAGACGTGGTGCTCAAGATACCTATAAGACTACTATTAAAATTTTAGATAGCGATGGTAACACTCTTGCTTCTGTAGATCAGATAAGAAATACAGATGCATATTACTATTCTAATGCTTTAAAATATACTGACCAAGTTATTTATACAGGAACTGGATCCAATTCTTTTGATTGGACTTGGAAGGGTATTGATAATGATCCTAACCCATTAAGTTTAGGTGGACCTAATTTATTAGGAGCTTCTCTAACAATGACTTATGAGAATGTTGTTTTGGAAGTTGAAACACAAACAGCTTTACAAGAAGTAAGTACTGCTATTAATGCAACTGAGATTGAAGAATCTGTAAATGTTGAAGTTCAAGAAGAAGCAGTAGCTCTTATTTCAACTGTTCAAACTATTGCTGCAGCACCCTTACCCACAACTACTAAAATAGTCCAGGTTAAAGCTGCTATTAAAAAGTTTGAAAAGAAAACAGGTGCAACAGTAACTAAAGCACAAGTTACTTCTACACCTGCAGTAACAACTACTACTGCAGTACAAACAAGTAAAGTTGTAACAGCAAAGAAAGCTACTACTATTGCAAAACAAATTATACAATCAACTACTAAGACGCAGGCAGTTAATGAAAAAGAAGAGAAACAAGAAGAAAAAAAATCAGAAGTTAAAACAGAAGAAAAACAGGAAGAGAAAAAACAAGAAGAGCAAAAGAAAGTAGCTAGTGCACAAGAAGAAACTTCCAAAGAAGAGGAATCCTCAAGCACAACTACTACAACAGAAACTGTTTCAACCAAAAGTAATACCAAACAAAAAAAAGTACAATCGAAAAAAGTTAAAACCTCCATTACCAAGTTAATGGATAAGGTTGATGAGCAAGTTAAGGATCTTGCTAAAAATCTTGAAGTTAAAAACTTAATTAAACTAGATGCTATGGTTAATGACCAGGCATCTTTAGATTTATATAATGTACCTTTTTACATACCTAAAGATATATACTTAGATCAATTACCCCTTATAGATAATAGACTTATCTATGGGGGTATTACTCTTTCTAGCTATATCGTAAACGATAAAGTATTTATTAAGGAAAATAAGTTAAATGAACTTAACTTGAAGAAACAAAAACTATTAATGGAAATTAAGGAGTTAAAGAATGGCTAAAGAAAAAAGTAAATTTAATATCAAGGATCAGCTTGCAGGGATAGCAGCTTTGATTGCAGCAATTGTTGCAATTGGAGGTGGTTTCGTTAAGTATGGTGAAATACAAACTAAACTTGATACACTTACTGAACAAACTGGACCTGATCTTACCCCTCTTGCACAGCAAATTGGCAATAATCAGAAAATGATTTCTGAAAATATTTCAGGAATATCTAATAATGCTAAATCAAATGCAGTACTAGAAAAAGAAATTGAACTATTAAAAATTCAAATAGAAGAAATTAAAATTAATACTTCTAATCCTCTTTCATCTAGCTCGGGAAACTAAAATTGGGATTTCGTGTACTTAGATTTATTACAGGACTTCCCAGCTCAGAATAACTTTAGATTATTATTTTAGATTTAGGTTTAGGTTCTTCTTTAGGTTCACCATATACATTAAAACTAAAAGATCTACGTTCTCCCTTTGTTTTAAAAGGATAAACCATATGGTACATCCACCAAGGAAAGATATAATAATCTCCAACCTTTGGTCTCATTCGTACTGCATTAGTTGAAAATAATTGTACTTGTCCATATTGCATTTCAATATTTCCTGCTGAAGGATAATGATCTTTATCTTCTCGATCCCATTCTTCTTGAATGTTATCAGGTAAAGATAAATAACCTACACAAGAGATATGACAGTTTGTATGATAATGAGCTGGATTAAAATCACCATTAAAAGTTCTTACATACCAAGCAGATCTAAATTTAATTCTTTGTAATTCATTTATATTTTCTGGATGTGATTCTATATAAGCACTCATAAGTTTTTGGAAATAAGGAGCCCATTTTTCAAATACATCAGGACTAATAACTAATTCTTGTTTAACATTTCCTACAAGATCATCAGAAAAATCATGTGTTTTTTTCTTAACTTTATGATCCATGATATGTTCACAATCTTTATTAAAATCATCAATAAGTTCTTTAGGTAATTTACAATGACCAATAGATGGACCAAATGGACTATAGATTTTTAGTTCTTTATTCTCCTGGTTAAGATTACTAAAGTGTCCCACTATAGTCTCTCTCTTTAATCATCTCCAAATAATGAATTGCTTTATCTATATCTTTCTCTTTACCTTTCTTACGATGTCTACAAATATATTTAATAGCACAACCTTCTGCGAAGAGTAATTTGTTTTCATTTATAAACTGAGCAGGTTGGATTTTCATTCCTTTATAGTGAGATCCATCTACTTGTTTTTCCAACGAATCATACGTAACACCTTTAAACATATCCTTATCGGTCATTGTTTTTTTTCCATTT